ATGAGCTGTTCGCGCCGGTGACCCTGCTGGATGGAGGGGCGCGACTGGGAACGACCTTGGGGCCGTTCAGGGCGGCGTATCTTGAACCGCACAAGGTAGACCGGAACACGGGTCGGGTGTTCAGCTGGAGGTTGCGGCAGGGGATGGAGGGCGCGCTGTACGGCCGGATTGCTGACCTGTACTACGCGGTCAGCCCGGATCTGGGGCTCAAGTACACCGAGATCGATGTTCCGGTCACCTTGCCTCCGGCGGTTCGGCAGGAGATCAACCGCATGCTGACCGGCCTCACCGCCGACTGGGGGCTGGACGAGATCACGGCAGGCAACAACGCGGTTGCGATCGGGAAGGCGTTGCAGCTGGCCAGCGGGACGGTTTTCAACGATGGCGGGGGAGTGACCCACGTCCACGATGCGAAGATCGACGCGTTGCGGGAGCTGATTGAGCAGATGGACGGCGAGCCGCTGATGGTCGCGACCTGGTGGACGCATGAGAGGGAGAGGTTGCTGCAGGCGTTTCCTGGGATGGTGGACATAACGACAGAGGGGGGCCTTGCAGCGGCTAAAGCCGGGAAGGCCCCCCTTGCGTTGATCCACCCGCAGTCGGCAGGGCACGGGATCGACGGGCTGCAGCATCACTACTCGGCGCTGGCGTACTACACGCTGCCGCACTCGTACGATTACTACAACCAGTTGCTGCGGAGGATCGTCAGAAGCGGGCAGACGGAGACGGTGAGGGTGTTCAGGTTGCTGGCAGGCCCGGACGTCCGTGTCCGAGATTCGCTGCAGGTCAAGATGGCCGGGCAGGAGGGGTTCTACGATTTTTTGACCGGCTGACCGCGGATTGACTCACGCCGACCGCCTTGCAGGCCCGGTAGGCAGTCCAGCCGTGTTCTTTCATGAGCCGGATCGCTTGTTGTGTCCGGCTGACCGCGGTCGCAACGGGCGCCTCGATCTCCGACTCCGGGGGCGACACTTCGTATACGAGGTCGGTGTCCCAGTCGCCGGGATTTTCGGCCCACACGCGAGCGCGCAGCTTGCCGTTGGGCATCACTTCAGCCGAGTAGGCCTCGGCCCTGCCAGCGGCCATGTGCGCTTCCAGCTGTTGGCGGACAGCAGGCGCCCATGCCAGATTGAGGAACTCATCTTTTTTCATAACGGCACCGCGTTTTTGATGTGCCGGCCTTTGCCGGAGCCGTCAAAACTGACTGCCTCGGCTTTCAGTTCGGCAGTGATGCCACGCTTGGCAGCGCGATTAATTATCGTGGCCGGCTTGGCCGTGCCGGCGATCCGAAACTGAACGAACTGCCCAGATTCTGTTTTTCCAGAGCAAAAAGTTGTGTAACGCATGCGGTCCTCCTGGGACTCATCAGTACCGGCAGTTACCGGCAGACGCAGCGGGTGCTGCGTTTCGTCCTTACGAGGTCTTGCGAGCCGAGACCTTGATCGTGGCGAAGGCCTCGCCCGTCGAGCTGTGGGCGGTGACCAGCTGACGGCTGGGGTTGAAATGTTCGGCGATGGCGCGCCAGTCGATGCTGAGGCGGCCGTCCGACCAGGCGATGCTGGCGCGGTACTGCTGGCCGTCGATTGCTTCGTAGCCGCAGCCGGAAAGCATGGCCTTGATTTCTTTTTCGCGGATTTGCAAGTCCGCGATGCGGGCTTTCAGGCCGCCGAGTTCGTCGACCATGGCGATCAGGTCGGCGTCAGTGATGATGGTTTTGAGTTGTGCGGTCATGCTATGTCCTCCTGGGACTTGTGGACTCATCAGTGCCGGCGTTACCGGTCAGACGCAGCGGGTGCTGCGTTTCGTCCTTATGCGGCTTTGAGGTCGGCCATTTTCTCGGCCAGCGACCAGAGCGCGCGGTTCAGCTTCACGTCCTGCTGGATGCCGGTCACCGGACGCGTGGTCATCCGGCGGCCGGTTGTTGCGCGGCCACGCTGGCCGCCCTTGAGCAGGTTTTCCTGGATCACGTTGTAGGTGTTCCAGAGGGTCGGCGCCGCGTCGTCGTTGCGGTGCGGTCGGATCACCTGTGCTGCTGACACCGGCGCTGCGTCGTCCCAGCGCAGCTTGATGGCCTCGTCAGCGAGCAGCAGTTGTTCGGGGCGGGACAGTTCGATGCCCTTGAAGGCTTCCTTGCGGTGTTCTATCTCCTGAACGTTGCGCAGGACCTCGTAGCTGCCTTCGATGACGTTTCCGACTACGTCGCCGGAGTGCCGGATTTTGACGTTGTTGTGAACGTCACCGGCGATCAGGCCGTTCGAGCAAACAAACCGAAAATAGCCGGCTAGCAGGTGGTAGCTAGACGCCCCGTCGTGGCTGTTGATCAGGATGATCTCCGGCACTTCCCCGCTGCCGGCGTCGATCAGGCTGCGGTGGCGCAGGCGGACCATGTGGCGAGTGAATTCCCGTTTGCTGGCATCGCGGGTCATCGACTGGCGCACCTCATACGGGGCGAACCCTTCGCGCCACATCCCGCGCAAGATGTCGATCGTCGGGATGTGAGTGTACCGCTCGGAGCGGCTGGCGTGGGCTTCGGTGGCCAGCACTGATGGAGCATAGCGGGCGAATTGCTCGCCCGTGATTGGGGTCTGGCTGCGGAACGTGTTGTCTTTGGTGCTGGATGCGTAGCGGATCATGTGCGTGCCCTCCTGGGGCTGGGTTGTGATGGACTCATCAGTGCCGGCGTTACCGGTCAGACGCCTTACGGCGTTTCGTCCTGTATCGCGACTTTCCCGACCAGCTTGATTGCGCCGAGTTCGCGAGCGGCGACACCGCCCACGTTGTAGGCCTGCCGCTTGGCGCCTGTCCGGCTGCCGTAGCCGGAATTCCCGTTGCCGCCGATGTCGATGACTTCGACGACTCTGCCCCGCTTGGGCGAGAGCAACTCAAGGCGGGCGGTGACTGCCTCTGAACGCCAGCCGGCGGGGGTGAATACTGCGGTGTTGTATTTCACGAGCATTTTGTCCTCCTGGGACTGGGTTACGCGTAATTGTTTCGGATTAGAAAAGCGATTAATTCAAAGTGGCGGCCCTCTTGGTACTTGCCGCCCTGCGGCCAGATGTAGCTGACCTCTTCGCCGTCGCGCAGGATAGTGCCAACCAATTTTTCAGCGCGGGCTTCGCGCTTTTCAAGGCGGGTCAGCGCCCTCTCTTCTGCTTTGAGGCGACGGCTGATTCTGTTATCAAGGAACTGTTCGATTGTCATGCTGTCCTCCTGGGACTCTTGTTTCGGCCTTCTGGGCCTCGTCAGTAGCGCAGCGTCAGCGCTATACAAGTTGCCGGTTTGTCCTCTGAGGCATCCGCCCCGGCTCCCGGTGTTTGATCTGCTCCGGTCAGCAGTGGTTCGTCGTCGTGAGAGGCCATTTCCGCACGCCTGATACTTGATGTCAAGTACTTGCCACAAACTTTTTTAAATATTTTTCGGCCATCTTGCACAAAGCCGCAGCTTCCCTGAGACTTTGACCGGCGAAAAACTTTACAGGAGACGCCGATGGCCAGCAGGATCACGATAGACATCGCTGACGACGGCGCCGCCGCGGTCACGATGGAGATGGACGGCGCAGAGCCGCAGATGATGAATTTCCCGAGCGCTGCAGAGGCGCTCGACGCTGTCGGGCAGATGCTCGAGGGCACAGAATCGCCGGACGCAATGTGGCAGCAAGAGGCCGCAGCGCGCGAGGCACCGATGTCAACTGATGAGGAGATGATGTAATGGACGCATATCGCGCACGCAAGGGCGGCCCAGTGGGCAGCAATCAGGAGCAGGGAAAAGGTGAGATACCGAGCAAGGTGTCGGTGCCGATGCCTGGCACGAACGCCACGCAAAAGGCCTACAAGAAAACAGGCGGTTCGGTCAAAGCCCCCGCCGGCTTCGCTGGTGGCGTAATCCCCGGCAAGATTTGACATGCCGAAGCACAACACTCGGGCGTCGCAGCTGCGCCGCCCTGAAACCGACGACGATGGCGCGCCGCTACTCGCGACCACGGCGTCTTTTGACATGCCTGCGCCTACTGGTCGCAGGCTGCCGAAAAACGCCAAGGGCGTAGTTGAGGGCCGCGGCATCGCAGGTCAGCAGGCCAACCGCAGCGGAACGATCAATCTGAAATCCGTCGCCCAGGCTTGCATCGACGAAGGCCTAGACCCTGCTGCTGAGATCGCGCGTGTGCTGCGCACACAGGTGCCTGCTCGCGACAGATCAGGGGCGGTGATAGTGGGCGAGGACGGCAAGCCGGTGATGATCGATCTGATCGATCCCGACACGAAAGTGCGCACTCTCACCGAGCTGCTGCAGTACAACCAACCCAAACTGAAAGCCATTGAAATGAAAATCAGCGGCACGCTTGAGATGAGCAGCGAGGAGATCGACGCCAGGCTCACTGCGCTTTTGGCGAAAGCGGTCTCAAAGTGACCGCGCAGCAGCAGCCCATAAACTTCTCGGCTCTCAGCCTGGATGAGCGGCGGGAAGTGTATGACCTGCTGCGCGAGAAAGATTTGCGCGCAAAGCGCAATCGCCTGTCAGCTTATAAACCGTACGGTAAACAACTTGAATTTCATGCAGCCGCCACGCAGTATCGAGAGCGGCTCTTCATGGCCGCGAACCAAAGCGGCAAAACGTATTCCGGCGCGTACGAAGTAGCGATGCACGCCACCGGCCGGTATCCGGCGTGGTGGACCGGCAAACGCTTCCCGCGCGCCACCCGATGGATGATCGGTTCAGAGTCCGCCGAGCTCACGCGCAAAGGTCAGCAGCGTCTGCTGATCGGCCCGCCCGAGCTGCGCGACGAGTGGGGCACCGGCGCCATCCCGCACGACTGCCTCAAAGACACGAGCATGCGCCAGGGTGTCGCTGATGCGGTGGCCAGCTGCATCGTGCGGCACGTCAGCGGCGAAGACTCCGTGATCCAGTTCAACTCCTACGACCAGGGTCGCACCAAATGGCAGGCTGACACAGTCGACGGCGTGTGGATGGACGAAGAGCCGCCGATGTCGATTTACAGCGAGGCGCTGACCCGCACCAACGCAACTCTGGGCATGGTTTTCGTGACGTTCACGCCGCTCATGGGCATGTCCGATGTAGTGCGCAGGTTCCTTTTGGACAAGCCTGACGGCACGACAGTGATCAGCATGACCGTCCACGATGTGGAGCACTACACCCCCGAAGAGCGTGAGCGGATCATCGCCAGTTACCCTGAACACGAGCGCGATGCGCGTACCAAGGGCATCCCGTCGATGGGCTCCGGCAGGGTCTTTCCGCTCGCCGATGAGGCGGTGGCCATTCAGCCGTTCGCGATACCCGCCCACTGGCCCCGAATCGTCGGCATCGACTTCGGCATCGATCACCCCACGGCAGCGGTCTGGCTGGCATGGGACCGCGACACCGACACGCTCTACGTCACCGACACCTACCGAGTCAAAGACAACGCGATCGTGCAGCACGCGGCTTCAGTGCGCACCCGCGGCAATTGGATTCCCGTTGCCTGGCCGCATGACGGCCTGCAGCGTGACAAGGGTTCAGGCCAGCAGCTGGCTGCGCAGTACAAGGCCCAGGGATTGGCAATGCTGAAAGACCGCGCCACTTTTGAGGATGGCAGCAACGGCCTGGAGGCAGGGGTCGCACAGATGCTGGAACGAATGCAGACCCGCCGTCTGAGGGTGTTCAGTCATCTCAGCGAATGGTTCGAGGAGTTCCGCCTGTACCATCGCAAGGACGGCTTGATTGTTACGAAAGTTGATGACCTTATGGCGGCTACGCGATACGGTATGATGATGCGCAGGCACGCGAAGACGGCAGCCGAAGTGCAGCCACGCGGTTACACAGCGCCGGTCATCCCTTTCGGCGTATTTGACGAAGTGGCGGGGTACTGATGAGCATGGAAAACGAACTCAGCAAATTAAGCATTTTCGGCATGGCCCTCGGTCGCCAGCGTGACACCTGGATCCGCGCCCGTGCTGCGGCTGGCGTTGACAAGCGGTGGCTTGAAGACGAGGACCAGTACAACAGCAAGGACAACGTCAACCGCGCCGCGTCGCAGATGATGACCAGCGTTGAACAGGGCTACCCGGTCACGACGCAGCACGCCAAGCCGCACCGGTCGACGGTCTACATCGGTCTCACACGGCAGAAGACGAACGCCGCAGAGGCTCGGATTGCTGACATCCTGCTGCCGACGGACGACCGCAACTGGGGCATCAAACCTACCCCCGAGCCGTCAATCAGCGAGCTCGTGTCGGACAACGGCCAGGCGATCAACCCCGCCACTGGAGAGCAGGTCACCGACCAGCAAGGGAACCCGGTCACGATGAAGGCTGTCGCGCGGGCGATCATGGCCGACGCCAGACAGAAAGCGAAGGCGATGCAGACCACGATCGATGACCAGCTTATTGAGTCCGACTACAACGCCGAGCTGCGGGCTGTCATCCACGATGCCGCCAAGTGGGGCACCGGCATCCTGAAGGGTCCTGTCGTTATGAACCGCTCGCGGAAGGCCTGGAAGAAACTGGAGACCGGCGAGCAGGCGATGGTGTTCATTGAGGAAAAGGCTCCTGTCAGCTTCCGAGTCGACCCTCGAAACGTCTACCCTGATCCCGGCTGCGGGTCCAACATTCAGAACGGGAAAGGCATCTACGAACGCGACGAGCTGACAGCCAAGCGCGTGCGCGAGCTGGCCAAGCAGAAGGGCTACATGGAGGATCAACTGCGGAAGGTCCTTGAAGAAGGCCCCAAGCGTAGCCGAGCGTTGCAAGAGATTCGCGACGAAGAGCTTACCGACATCGCCGAAGACCTGTTTGAGAAGTGGGAATACACCGGCGAGGTAGACTACGACGACCTGGCCGCTGCCGGAGTTGAACTGGGCGAGAAAGACCAGCTGCGGACGGTCAGCGCGACCGTAGTGATGATCAACGACACCGTCGTTCGGGCGTTTATCAATCCTCTTGAAGACGGCTCTTTGCCGTTTGACGCGTTCATCTGGGAGAAGGCCGGCAACACGGTCTGGGGCTACGGCGTGCCGTACCTTATGCGCGCCCAGCAGCGAGTCCTGAACGCCGCCTGGCGGCAGATGATGGACAATGCAGGCGTCACCAGCGGTCCCCAGATTGTCGTCAAGCCTGGGGTAATCCAGCCGGCAGACAAGCAGTGGCAGCTGTCGGCCCGCAAGATATGGTACGCAACAGACGACGTTGACGACGTGCGGAAGGCGTTCACCTCGTTTGAGTTCAACAGTCACCAAGGCGAGCTGGCAAGTATCATTGAGATGGCGATGCAGCTTGCCGACGCAGAGACCGGCGTCCCGACCCTGATGCAGGGCGAGCAGGGCACAGCCCCTGACACCGTCGGCGGTATGCAGAT